GGAAGCCGACAAGAACAAGCCAGCCAGCGGCGCAGTAGAGAAAATCAAACACGCCGGCGCTGGCGCATGGAGCCAGGTCAAAGCGCTTAATGAGTGGGCTGACGGGAAAGTGAAGGGCGCGACTGAATCAATGGGCGTGGCCGGTATGTCGCGCAAGCGTCCCACCAGCGGCTTGTCCCTTCCTGGCGGCCAATCACTTCCGGCAGGCCTACAGCTGGCCGCGCTGGCACCTGACCAGATAGCCAGCCGTTCCCGTCCCGCCGCTGTATCTCATGTCTCAACCGGCAACGTGCGCGCACGTCCCGGATCAGCCACGTCTGACACGCCTATCACTGTGGCCAGCACACAGGCACCAGCCGCACCAGCAGAAGGCAACGGGCTGTTTGATCGCATGCTGGGCGGGGCTATGGACGGCGCTAAAGCGGTCAGTGCTTCAATCATGCCCGCAGTCGGTGACACGCTCAGTCAGACGCTGGGAGGCTTCAGCGGCAACGACATGGTAAGCAGCGTACTGGACCAGGCAGGCATTACCGATCCGGGCGTGCTCCGCGCCATATCTCCACTGACAAGTAAGGCTGGCGGCTGGCTCGACAGTGGCACTGAGTCGCTGGCCAGCGCCGGTAAGTCATACCTGAGTGGCGGCAGTGCGGCGCAGACACGGCCAGCACAGCAGCCTCTTCTTAATCACCCGGCACAGATCCAGAACGTAACGGATCTTCCTCGCAGCGGCATGCGCCCGATGATGAGCGGCGACACCAGCAATCACGATCAGGACATGCTTAAAGAGCTGAAAGGTATGCGTACCCAGTTGGAGGCACTGCTGGGCGTTACGAAGAAAAAGAGCGATACGGCACCGGACAAAGTGGTTAACACAGCGCAACCGGCACCCCGCACCTCATCAACGCTGAGCATCAACGATGCGGCGCTCAACGAACTACTGCAGGACTAACGCATGCAAAACGAAATTGACTGCCTGATGCGCGTGGATCAGGGCGGCGTGGTGGTGAAAGCCGGAGAGTCAGATGCATGGCTTGCCCGGCTTGAGGAATGGCTTAGAACGCCACAGGGCAGCGTTTACGGCCTGCCGGGATGGGGTAACACCATGCAGGACTTCAAACATGAGCCGGTCGGTTCTGAAACCGGCCACTTAACAGAGGTTGCAGTGGAGGCTGCGCTTATCAGGAAGCTGCGTATCGATCTGCCTGGGCTGGGTCTGCGTGCTATCCGCTGCGCGCCAGAAAACGTTGATACCTGGCAAATCACATTCATTACATCAAACGGTCCGCTGACCGTATCCATGAACAAAAGTTAATCGGAGTAAATTGTGAGTATTCAGGAGTTACTGGAAAATTTTAACGGAAAGCTGCAGGCCAACAGCTGGTGGAGAAAGTTTACCAACAGCCAGTTCATTCAGATGATGGCCGTGTTTGGTGCACAGATTATCTATGCCGCACAGACTACCGCTGAGCGCGGCCTGACGGAGGGGTTTATCTCCACCGCAACGAAGCGCTCAAGCATTCTGGCCGCAGCCGAGGACCGCAATTACCTCGGTCACTTAATCACGCCGTCGTGGGGCAGTGTGAAGATCACCAACAAAACGGATGAAGTCATTCAGTTGCCGATCTACGCGGAGTTTCTGTCGAATGCACAGTTGCCTTACGTCACAACCGATGTGGTGATCATCCCCGCTGGCCGCAGCGTCGTCGTTAACGACGTCCGCCAGATGGAACACGTCAACGTATCCTCTGCAATCGACGCCGAAGCGCCGTTTTACACGGTTATGCTGCCGCGTGATATTACGGAGGAAACGGTCTCGATGGACGTATTTGTGACGGAAAACGAGAACAAATCGCTGTGGGAAAATAACCCGCTGTTTCGTCTATCCCGTGGCACCAGCCAGCATTACGTGCTGGTTTACAAACCCTCTGAGCAGCTGGGCGTGCGCTTTGGTGACGGTGCGATCGGGAAGATGCCGAAGACCGGCAGTAAGGTTGATCTGGATGTGTGGTGCAGCCGGGGCGACACCACGCTGACGCAGGGCCAGAAGCTGACGCCAGCGGGCAACATTGCCGACTTGAACAGCAAGATAGAAGTCGTGACCACGACGCCAATCACGGGCGGAAGTGGCTTTGAAAGCACTGAGGAAACGCGCAACCGGGCGCAGTACTACGTGGCCTATGATGAGCAGGTAGTGTGGGGCGGTGACTACAAGTACTTCCTGAATCGTGCTGTACCGGGTATGTCGTGGATCAGTGCCTGGGGTGAGCAGGAGCAGGAGCTATCCACCGGCATTAAGTCACTGAGCAATATCAACACGATTTTCTTCTGCGGTCATAAGCCAGGGTACACGCAGGCTGAGCTTGAAACCATGCTCATGACAGCCGTCACGTCTATTCCGAATGAGATCAATAAGAAGTTCCGCTACGTCCGGACACAGGAAGAGCCATTCACGATCTCACTGACCGCGCTGGCCAAGAAGAACGTCATTCTGTCAGACGCTAAAAAAGCCGTTCAGGAAGCGCTTGAGGCCCGGTTTGGACGGGATGCAACAACGTTTGGCGACAGCGATCAGAATGGCGTTGCTGCCGGTAAGCACTTCTCACAGGTGCAGGTGAAAGACCTCTGGCGCGTTATCGAAGAGCTGAACCTGTTTATCTCCTATGAGCTGACCCCGCACGATATGAAAACGGCCCTGCAGCTGAATGATTTTATCTATCTCGATGTGGCTAACTCCACGTTTGATATTAACTACCTGTAAGGCACGGCCATGATCAGAAACTGGGTAAAAGACCGTCTTACAAAGGAAAAGCAAGGCTCTGAGTTATGGTCGGGCTTTGCTAACACGCTTCAGGGCATTTTTGAGGAAACGGTAGAGCCGATTCTGGAACGTATTACCAACCGCAAAAGTTATTACACGATGGACAAGGACGATCTGACGCTGCGCATGAGCGAATACGGCCGTTTCTTCATTGTTGCGGAGACCACGGATACCAGCAGGCCCATACTGCTGGCACAGCGCCTGGACGAAGTGCATTTTAAAGGCACCGATAAGCCGATCACCTCTACATTCTGGCGCGAGTTCGATAACCTGCCGGTCAGCTGGCAGGAGTTGTATGCGCCGGTAGATCAGGATCTGGCCCCCTATGGCACCTTCTTCACCACAAAAGAAGGCCTGGCGATTGCTGAAGCAAAATATGGCGAGTTCTTCCTGACGTCACGTGCGCAAATCTCGGTAGCGCTGAATGAGCTTTATGAGCGTTATGGTTATCTGGAGCAGGGTGAAGCTGTTCAGAAGCTGCTAACGCAATTTGACCGTATCATTGCTCCGCTGCTGCCGCTTCACATCGTGTTTGACGGTGTAGCGCTATTCATCTCGTTTGAGATGAGCGCAGACGCTGAAAACATCACGCTTATCAGCGCCGGTATCGACTATCAGGCCAAATTGTCTTACGCCGATCTCCAGTCGGAGATCAAAAACCTGCACATGGCCACACAGCAGCAGTTCGATATTCCCACCGTGCCGTTACGTCAGGTTAAGCGCTGCGAACGCTACGATATGTTTGCCGCAGACGCCTGGACTAATGACTACCTCGCAAGGCCTGACGCCGCGCCAGCGCCCATTGATATTGCCAGCGCTGCCAGTGACAGCCGCGCCCGGTTATTCACGGACGGTGGCGTGCAATACGTTGGTATCCAGAAGGGCAACAGCCAGGGCGTCACAGCCACCAGCACGGACGGCAGTAGCGTGACAATGGCGTTTCCCTTTGACGGCATGCCGGAGTTTGTTCTGGCTCTGCCCGACGACGGCAGCGGCAACAGCACGATCGCGACGCTTTTTTATGAGCAATTTGTCGCGTAGTTGACCATCGGATTTTACGAACTCCATACCCTCTGGCCTCTTAACTCTGAGAGGCTTTTTTTATGGCTGATACTATCTCTGTCAGCAGCAAGCTGTTTAAAGCGAAGCTGCTGGATTACTACTACATCCGTCGCGCTGAATCCTCCATCGGCAAGGGTTCCCGCTTCCAGATGGTGAAAGCCTACTGGGGCAAGTCAACGCTCGTCAGCAGTAACGCCGCTGGCGGCTGGAACATCGCGGATATTCCCTCCACGTTCAGCAACGACAACCTGACCGGTAAATTCACTGAAACGCCTCTGGTTCTTACCAGCACCGGCGCGGATATCTCGATCACCATTCAGCTGGATGAAGCCATTCTTCCGGAAGGCAAAGCCTATGATCTCAATACGCTTACGCTGGTGGACGCTGACGGCAACGCCTTTGCCGTGCTGTGCCTGCAGCAGGACACCGTATTCCGTGGTAAGGCCTACCGTCTTATCGTCACCATCGAACAGAAAACGGCGTAGCGCACATGAGCAGTAATGAAATTACCGATATCGGCGTTATGGCGGGGAAAGCGTATGGCACCGCGCCGCTGTCGGCGGATATGCAGTACCTGGAGACCTATACCAGTTCCGCGTTAAACCGCAAACTGAAGGGCATAGTGCGATCCGGCTTTTACCTGGGCTTTGCGCCGGTTGCCGGTTCCGGTCTGAATGTCGTCGTTACCTCCAAAGAGGCGGAAGGTGGGCAGGGCGCGGCCTCAATCGACGTAAACGCGCACCAGATCACCGTGCAGCACTTGGCCGATCTGACGTTGCCAGTCGTGGCGGGCAAAACTACCCGTATCGTGCTGGAAGCAAACTACAAGCTGGGAGTGAAGACAGATCAGGTAGATATCACCTCAACAGTTGAGGCCGCACGCGTCTTTGCGCAGGATATCTCAGTTGCGCTGATGCCGAACCAGCTGGAACTCTGCCGCGTACTGGTACCAACCGGTACCACGCAAGTTACACAGGCGATGATCGTCACCAACTACCGTATCAACCGGCAGGTCGGTATCACGCTGGATTCGATTTACACCAGCGACGATGAGCTGATTGCGGCTAACCTTAAGGGGCTGAAAATCCTTAAAGGCATGATTGATAACAACATGGTCATTGCCAATAACGGCTCGGATATTCACGACAAAGCGATGTTCCGTAAAAACATCGAGCTGGATCAGCTGGTCAACGATAAGCAGCTGGTTGCCAGTGAGAATCTGGCTGATCTGCCGGACGTGCAGGAGGCGCGTGAAAATCTCGATCTCGGTACCGCCGCGCAGGCGGATCAGCAGAAAAACCCGCTGGATATGACGGCAGGTGCGCTGATGGCCGTGGGTGCGTTTGGCCTGGGTGCGCCGTCGCTGGTACTGGACAGCAAAATCACCTTACTGGCTGACGTGTCTGTGACGGAGCAAAATGCCTTCTGGACACTGAGCGGCACCTTCAGTGATGGCCCGATTGATTTTGGCAAAACCACGCAGACGCTGCGTGGTCAGCTATTCAACATGCGCCGGAAATATGATGCTGACGCGTCACTGGTGCAGCTGCTGGCGGCGCAGGGTGGCGTAATGTATCTGCGTATTGCAGCTAAAGTTTCAGGCGACTGGGCGTGGTCCGGGCTGACAGTAGGAGCGGATCAGAACGGCTGGCGAAAGATGATGGACAGCGCCAGCATGACTCTTGCCGATCTGGTAAAAGCGGGCGCGGCACAGGCAGGTGATAACAACGATATTACCAGCACCAGCCAGCTATCCAGCATCAATACGCCAAAGCTGACAGTCTCAAAAAATCTGGAAGTTGGCTCTCAAATCAGTGCCGGATATCGTATTGGTGTGATTCGTTCTGAACCTTCAGTTCCGTCGATGACGTTTTTACGGACCGATCAGCTGGGTGATAAGCCGCCGACGTATGAAACGGACGTGATGCAGATTGTTGGTCGGGTTGCGGCATTAAGTGGTGATGCCTGGAGCGGCAGGATCCTCGGTGGCATTACCACTACAAACATGACGCATGGCGGCGGAAAAATTGTGGTAGATGCGCGCTCGTCTACCGGCGCAATTACCGCACGTCTCGCTCTAAACGGCGGAGACGGCTTAGCCACACTGCAGGGGGCTGGCGGACTGGCTATCACCGGTGGTGGAGGCCTGTCGTCGGATGGTGCTGGACTCTTTGCCGCTGACGCAACTACGCTGCAGCTGAAGCCCAAAACCAAAGACAAAGCCTACTATCTGCGCGGCAAAAAGTCAGATGACACGCTGCACTGGTATTTCGGCCAGTCCAGGGACAGTAACGATGCCGTTACCTGGGGTAACTCAATCACGAGTACATGGCTCACCCTGTCAGGCGACGGTACGGGCGAAACCAACGTTTCGACAATGAACTTCCTGAACAGCGCGGTTGTCGGTGGCAACCTTACGGTAAACAGGGGCGCTGACTTTACCGGGCCGGTAAACGTGCTTGCGAAGGGGGCAACAGCGGTAGGCGATCTGACCAATGCCGCGCTGGTGGTGACGGGCAGCAGCAGTGACGGCACCCAGGGGATCACTGTTAACAGCTTTGCGCCTACAATCACTTTTATCGATCGCGACGCAGATGCAGCGGGCTTCCGCCTGAGAGGCGAGGGCAGTAGCCTGCGTCTCGATGTGGATAACCGGAATAATGGCGTAACGTGGAACCAGAATATCGCGCTCTTCAGCGACAAAGGGCATCTAGCACTTGGCGGTAGCAGTGACAGCACTGGACGCATGCTGACGATTGGAAGCACAGCACCGGGCAAAGGTAATCTGACAGGAACCACCCAGATTGCTGCAATGGCTTACACTAATCTCGGTGCAGACGCGACAGTCCGTGGCATTGGTTTTGGTGTCGAAATGTCAGTAGGTGACGGAAACACCGGACAAAATTTGCCTGAAGTTGTCGAGTTTTGGGGTAACAGCACAGTTGTTAACGCCAATGCCACCGTAGGGCTAATGTCGTCTTTCCGCGTGTTTGATAAAGCCAATCTCAGCATTAAAGCGGCCTATGCATTTGAAGGGATGATGACGCAACGCGCAGGATTAAATCGGTGGAACCTGTATATGCAGGGAACGGCACCAAACTATCTGCGCGGACAGACGATCATTGGCGGAGTGGATACAGCCCTTCCGGCCAGTTATGTCGCGTTGTCGGTAAAAGGTGGGCTGGAAGTCAGCGATTTATTCAGGGCTTCCAACGCTGCGGAGTTCAGAAGCCAGGTCAGCATAATTTCAGCAAATCCGTATATCGACTTCAATTCATCAACTGCACAGATGAATGACTACGACGCCCGTATTCTGGTCGATCCGACTGATGCAACTGCTTCGGGGCAGGCAACAATGAATATCGTTGCCGGTCATCTCAATATCAATGCAGCGTCGCATTTAGTTGGGTCACTTGTTGTTGATAAAGATGCGCACTTTGAGAGTGATACCTTTGTCGGAGGCCGACTATTTACAACAACACATATAAGCATCGGAAATATCGGGACAGGTTCTTTTGCTGATAGTCATGGCTCGATCAATATTGGCGACTCCGATACAGGTTTATTATGTCCTGATGATGGAACGTTAGATGTTTATACAAACAACGTTAAAACGGCCCGCTTTACCACGAACAAACTTTATGTATACGGAAAAATAGTTCAAGAAGACCCGGATTTCCGCATACGTCCGGTTGGTGGCAAAGGCATCGGAATGCTGCACCGGTTTGATGGCTCAAACTATTACATGCTGGTCACAAACCAGAATGATCCGGATGGGGGATTTAATACTCTAAGGCCGTTCAGCTTTAATGGCACCAATGGCGACGTTCTTATGAACCATAACGTCAACGTAGGCGCTAGCTTTTCCGCAAATGGAAATATCAATGCTGGTGGCGATGTTGTAGGTGGCAACTTTTCAGCACGAGGAAATGTTAGTGCTGCTGGAAATCTTTTTGCCGGTAATGTGGTGTATTCCGGTAATGGTCAGTCGGTCATGCATGCGGATGGCAATATCTATGGTCCGGTTTGGGGCGGATTTATCAATAACTACATCGCAGCACGATATGTTAGTGCCGTCAGATTTGCCGGTTTTAAGCAAGGATCAACCTGGAACGGCCCCGGTATTTCTGAAGAGAGCGGCTACGTTATAACGTCTGCCAGGAACGACAACCAGGACCAATATATCGACGTCGTGACGGCGCGATGCGTTCAGTACTGTATTAACGGTGGCTGGTATACAGCAGGCTTTGCGTAAGGATAAATATGTTAAATTTTGGACCATTTAAAAAATATACACCGAATGTGCCGGTCGTTACTGAATCTTCCACTGATGAAGAAAAAGTAGAGGCTGCCAGACTGCAGTCGCTCAATGACATGAATATCATTTTTGTCCGATGCAAAAGCGGTCAGGACTGGTATGAGTCGCAAAAACTGTATTCACCAGACACGATGAAAATTGTGTACGACGAAGCAGGTCGGGTAGTTAGCTTTGACACGGACGCTTCAAAGCTGTGGCCGATCAACTGCTGGGTGGCAGAGGTGGCCGCTTCGGATATTCCAGACGGCATGGATAGATTAGGTGGATGGATTTACCGTAATGGCAAAGTGGAGGTTTATAAACACTCTGCCGCAGAGCTGCAGGAAATGGCTGAGCGCACCAGAAGTTCACTGTTGGCAAAAGCGCGGGCCTTTATCAGTGACTGGCAGGCGGAGCTGGTGCTTGGCATCCTTCCGGATAACGACAAGGCGCAGCTGGTGGAGTGGATGGCTTACATCCGGCAGCTGAAAGAAACTGATATCGGCAACGTGCCGGAATCTGCCTGGCCTGCACCACCAGCAGCACTCTGATCTCCTTCCTAACAGCGCCTCCGGGCGCTGTTTTTCTTTACCTCTCTAAATTACAGACTCCGTACCCTCTCGCCACCTGATTACCAGGTGCTAAGGGGGGTATGTGACCGATGTAGAAAAAATGCTCGCGGTTTCGCTTCTCCTGTCTTTGCTGAGTGGCACAGGCGTTTTCCTGCTGGGAGTGCGCGAATACCGGATCCGACCGACAGTATTCAACTTTACCACCGAGCTTGTGCTGGCGCTGATTACGGGCCTCACGGCCTATTTCTTTGCCCGCCAGCAGGGACTGGACGAAATCGTGATTTACCTTGCCGTGTTAGTTGCAAGCAACAACTGGCGAGAACTCTCAACCGTGTTTAAAGAAAGACTCATTGCGGCAATAAATGGCGTATTTGGGTCAAAAGGAGGCTCCGGCCCATGATTGATTACCAGAACCTGTTTATCACAGCGATGGCGGCGGCGATGGTTGTCGATCGCTGGGCCTTTGCCCGTAAAAAAGTGTCTCTGCTGGGATGTGGCGTGGCCACTGTGCGCGGCAACGCGCTGGCATTCCCGGTCCGCCTCAACATTGCCTGCGTGGGTAAACTTGCAGGAGCCAAAATTGAGTACTGGCTGCGCGATAGTAATGATCCGACAGTGGTCATTTCCGGCAAGCAGCGCACGCTGGACCTCTCACCAAAAGGCGTGAGCGAAGAGTTTTTGCTGATCGATACGCGCTATCTGGAACCGGGCGAGTGGTCACTGACAGTGCGCGTGACCCACGGTAACAGCCGCCTGAACCCGCTTTATCGCATTTTCCCGCTTCAGGATACCGTCACCAGAACCTACCAGCTGAGCCAGTCAGAGCAGGGGGAATACCGTGTCGAATCCTAAGACCTACGTCCTGCTGAGCTTTGACGAGCTCAACGAGAAGGGGCTGGCAAAGCTGAAAAAGGCGATCGCCACCAGCGGCTTTGAAGTAGCCAAAATCACCGCCGCCGGCGCAGCCCGGAAAAAGGATGGCGTTCTCACTAAAACCTTCAGCCTCACCGGCATGGACGAGCAGGTTATGACCGTGCAGGTCAACGACAGTGGCGACATTTCCGGCCTGAAACTGAACGGTAAAAACGTGCCTTTTACCCACGTCACCACGATCCCCGACCTGGGACGCCAGCTGGCTGCGTTATTTAAAAAAGGCTCGACGGCATTCCAGAAGGCGCTGGCGCGCAAGATGGCACGCGCCGCCGCCAGCAAAGACGACTCTCCGCAGCCAAAACGCGGTGTGAAATCGTCAGTGCAGATGTTGGCCGAAGTGCGCCAGCAGCGTGACGCCTACAAAGCGGGTATCGAGGAAACTCAGAAGAAGGCTGACCAATTGACGCGGGATGCCGACACGGCACAGAAAAATGCGGACAGCTTACAGACCGAGCTTAATCAGGAGCAGGCGATCACCCGCCAGCTGAAAGAGCAGATCGCCCAACTGG